TCTGATTCTTTTATATATTTTCCCCAATATGAATCCTCTCTAAAAGCATCGAGATTTTTTCCTACTTCATTATATTCTTCCATTTTTAAGTTATAAGCTCGACAAAGATTTCTAAAAGCTTCAGACTCTTGCATAGTTCCTAATGCATACATATAATATACGCCATCTTCACCAAGTAAATCTTTAGATGCTTTAATTGGTGCTTCAACATCTGCCCAATTAAAATCAATATCAGGCAAACTACCAGTTTCTAGTATTCTAGCAATACTCATAAATCTTGTTGGATATAATGTTATTTCTGCTTCTAATCTATCGATTTCAGTAAATCCAAATAATTTATTTGTATAATTAGATACGCAGCTACCTCTACCTCCTTTTGATAATATACCGTTATAAACATTAACTGCTCTATCTGTTATTTTTTCATTCCATAAAAAATAATCAGCCATATTAGTTTTTTCAATAATGTTAGCTTCAAATCTTATAGCTTCGATATATTCTTTATACTTTGATCTATCTATGTTTGGAATTTCTTTTTTAAATTTTTCATTTAATATTTGTTTAAGCAGAACATTACTGTCTGTGTCATGTTTGAATTTTGGCATTTTAATATTTTTTGTAAATCTTAAATCTTCACAATCATCAAAAATTAAAGTATTTTCAAGAGCAATTTTAATATCATCAGAAGATAATACCTTTTGTTTAAGGTATCTTTCTATAGCTGTTTTATAATCGGGATAATCTAAAATAAAACCTGTTTCCTCTTCATAAACAATGCCTTTACCTTTCAAAAATAAATCTCTGTCCTTTGATTGTTCAGGATAAATATAATGGCTATCATTTGCATGGATAATCGAAATGTTATATTTTTTAGATAAATTTAAAATATGTTTATTATGATCAATTTGAACTTGATGATTATGAGATTGAACTTCTAAATAAAAATTCTCTGTAAAATGATTTTTTATGGGAAGTATAAAATCATCAACATTAAATGCCGATGAAGCAATTCCAGCAACGCAAGCAGTAGTAATATAAACATCATTAGAATTAAGTTGCATAAGTAATTCTATATCTATACGATTCTTATAATAGAATCCTGTTTTATTTGATTCTGACATAATTTTATTTATTTGTTTAAATCCATTATTATTTTTAGCAATCATCATTATATGAGCATTTGTTTTATCTTTTTCATATCTATCTTTAACAATATAGGCTTCAGTTGCATATATCATTTTTAAATTATTCTTTTTACATAAATCATATGATTCTAAAAATTTACCACTCCAACCATGTTCAGTAGTAAAATATGTAGTATGACCAAGTTCTAAAGCTCTATTTATATAATCAATAGGCTTAACAACACAATCTAATGTTTTTGGATTTGATTCATGAGAATGTTTATGATAATTATTATAGCGATTATTATTCATGTTCAACCTCTTCATGTAATAATTTATTTATTTTAAATTTTAATCTGGATCGTGATAATTGTCTCATCATTTGTTTTGCTTTTCTTTTTGTTTTTGCTTTTATGACAAGCCGATGGACAACAACAGTGACATTTATAACCACCTTGAGCAATATCTTTATATTGTTCTAAATTAAAATCATCCATAGTTATCGCCTCCATATATAATTATAATATATAATATTTTAATTGTAAACAATAAAAGAAACGGTATTAACCGCTTTTTTTATTCATCAATTCACATTTAGATTTTTCTTGTTCTGTAATTTGATTTAATTCTTTATGTCCAAACATTTTACATCTTTTTTTATTATAATGTTCTTTTGTTAACGTGCTATAATAAAGATGTTCATAACATAATGTACATTGACTACATTTATCCATAGTATCATCCCTTCATTGTTTTTTCACATGCCTCTAATTCTATAATATACTTCCATTTAAAACCATATGCAGTTTTGCCTTTTCCATTTAATAATCTTATTATTAATCCACCAGTTTTGTTTTTTGACATTGCTTCTTGTGCTAAAGATGCCGACTCAAAAATTCTTACTATTTCATTAGTTTCTACATTTATTTGTGCAACCTTTTTACTTCTAGGGTTTTCTGAGCCTGTAGCCTTATAGCCGTTTATTTTTAATGAATCTGATATCTTTTTTTTGTGTTCTTCTGTAAATTTTTTGCCTTTCATGGCAATACTTCTTTTTAAAATTGTTTCATTTGATTGCTTCTTTCCTAAATTCGCATTTCTTAGTTTTATTCTTGTTTCTTCGCTTATCGATCTGTTTTTTAGTTTTTCACTTATATATTTTTTATGTGCTTCTGTATGTGGAGTACCTTTTTTTCCCTTTTGCGACTTCTTTAGGGGGTTTATTGTTTTTGGTTTGCCCTTTAAAGCTTCGCTTACTTTTTTACAAACCTCTTTATTTTTCATTGGACTTTCTTCGCCACCAAACGTTGAGTTATAACCATTTTTGTAACTATCATAATATTTAATCCAATATCGTTCTCTTTGATTTAAAACCTCATGAGTATCAATATCGTTTTCGATTATATCAATCTTGAAATTTTCTTGTCCATATTTTTTTATAGCATTATAAAATTTGTTATTTTTTTGAATTTTGCTATCTCTCAAATGTACTGCCCATCTGGTTTTAATAGAACCAGTTGTTTGACCTATATAAACCTTTTTATTAATTAAATTTGTAATTTTATAAATAATCATTTTACCTTCTCTTCTAATTCAATTAAAGTTAAAATAGCATAATTCGCTAAATCCATTAATGTATCTTTGATGTTTTCATCTTTCACTTTTATTTCTTCTGGTGACTTAGAGCATAGGTTTTCAAGCCTATTATATTTATCTCCAATCCTTGTTATTGCTGATATTATACCAAGTTTTTTAAACATATTTCCGAATGAATTGCCATAGTCGGCATTTTTCTTTTTGTAAATTTCATTTAATTCATCACAAATTTCTATATGTCTCTCTGCTTTAGTTTTTACATTCCCATCAACATTTAAATATACATCGTAACTATTCATTTTTTATTCCTCCATAATTCTATTAATTTTCCGCTTTTATAATCCCTAAAAAAATTATCTAAAGTAGTTTCAGTCATTTCATCTGTAGAAATATAAAACCTTTTCAATTCCTTATCCTTCTGATAATCTTGAAATACTCTAATTCTCTGCGTGTTTTGCATATATAGATTTAAAATTTGATTTAAAGTAATCATATATGTATTAATTTTTTTATCATTGTTTAACTCAAAATCAACTTTAATCAAAAGTAATACAGGCAATTTAGATTGAAATTGCGCTTTGGCATATGCTTTAATTTTAGGAACATCTATTACAACACATTTTAAAGGTTCTATACCTGTTTTAATTAATGCTTTTCTAAATACTTCAACCTTTAATTTTGGATCAACTAATAAGTTATTATCAAATTGCAAATCTGGATTCGATAGATTTGTTTTGTCGTATCTCTTTACATCGATACCATAATCAGTAGCCATAGATTCAACTAAATTTTCAAAACAAAATCCTTCTTTTCCATGATTATTTAGAATGGCATAATTCATGATTGTATCTCCTGAATGTCATCGAATATAAGAGGTATGTTATTTTTTAATTGTACCAACAACATATTCATTATTTTTCTCATTTTTGGATGCGCTGCTTTTGCAGTTCTAAGTTTTAATATATGTCTGAGTTCACGAAGATTAGCGGTCATAATTATTTCTGTTTTTAGAGACATCGGTAAAACGGAACGTGCTTCTTCTGGTTTTGCTCCTAATTCTATTAATGAAAAATAACTACTCTCTAACCATTCCATACAATTTTCCCATTCCATATATTGAAATTCTTCGTCATTCCAAAAACAAGGTTTAATAAATGTTAATTCATTTCCGAATTTATCTTTACTGTAATTGCAATAACGACTTGATTCTACAGAGAAGCTTGCTATTCTGTGTCTTGTTAATTCAGCCAAAACACCTCTATCGCAAATGATTTTAACAGTTATATTAAAATGCTCTAAAACTGATTCATGACCTCTATTTAAAATATTTTGAACAAATTGTTTAGCCGAATCTTCTGTAATTAAATTTTCGCTTTTATAGCAAATACGACCACAAAGCTCAATATGTTGTAAAATTTCATCGCCATTGATAGGCGTTATAATTTCTACACTTGGTTCAATTATTTTCATTTAATTTCTCCTTTACTTAATCATGAGCTACTTGTTTATCTGTTGTGATTCCAAACCCTCAAAATTATAAGCTATAAACATTTCGCATGTTAAAACTTCAACATCAAGAGTAGGCGTAAAACAACAATATGATTGATAATATCCATTAGATGGTGATTTAAACCTCCAACAAAATTCATTTAATTCACATTTATCATTTGTACATTTTGTTATATCTGAACTTGGCATTTTTTAATCTCCAATCATTGTCAATAGTTCATTTCTTAATTTTTCAACTTCTTCATTAATTATTGATTTTAAATTTTCTGTTGAATTATTTCTCAACCATTTTTGTTTAAATTCTTTCAATGTTTTTCTGTAATCCTCTTCCGATATATCGTCCGACCTCCACCACTCCAATTCTTTTAAAACTGGAACTAAATCTTTTATAAGATTATTCATTTCCATATCAAACACTATGAATTAATGTATGATTAGGACACTTTTTCGTGCGAATAAATGTATTAATCAACACAAATTTTCTTTGTTTTTCCGACTTCAATAATATCGCCTGTTTTAATGTTATAATTAAAATCTTGCGACTCTGAATAAATAACTGGCTCACTATTAATTTTAATTTTACTCATTAGTAATAATCGTTTAAATTCTGCTCTACCCATAACTAAATTGTTTTTATGTAAAAACCAAAACAAATCCATTTTTAATAAATCCTTTCTTATGTTTCTTATATTAATCCAAAATTCTATAAAATAATTTTTTTGATTCACCTAGTTTGTTTGTAACATCACATGAACCATGATATTCATCATATCTTAAATTAGATACTTTAGATGATGGAAGTATAGTATAACCATGCAGACTTCCAGTTCTACTTACTGGCTCAGAATGTTTAATTTCTTCAATGTAATCATTCCAATTATTAACATTCACGACTCTTGATTGATGATCCATTATAATATTGTTTTCCATTATTAAATTTGTTTCTATAATTTGTATCATGTTCGCCAATCCTTTCTATATAATAATTAAATTATAAAACTTTGTTTTTATTAATTCTTATATTATACTATATAATTATATAATTGTCTATTCGTTTATGCAATCTCTTCATAATGATTGAAGTATTTTATTAATGCGACTTGTAGAGGTGTTAAATCTGATAAATACACCCATTTGTAACCACCTGCTGTTTTATGATGAAGTTTCTTTTTGCATACATTTGTTATAGACTGATTATGGATTCCCATTTCTTTTTCTGCATCTCTAATACTATTAAAAATTTTTATAAAATAATTACAATTTTTATCTATCATAACAACCTTTACGGAGTTAGCAGCACTTATTTTATTCTTTGTATCATCAGTATGATTCTTTCCAAACATAGGATTATTTTCACCAACCGCTAATCCTCTCTCTTTTCTTATTTTACTTATTTTATTTTTTGTTTCATCAGTATGACTCTTTCCCTTCCAGAACCCTTGTTTGCCTTTATTCGACTTTGAAATTTTATTCTTTGTTTCCTGGTTAAGTTTTCGCCCATACAGTGGACTGTTTTCACCTTTGTATTTATCTTTTTTCCCGATTGATATTTTTTCTTTATATTCTTTCGAAAACTTTTTACCTTTCCATATTCTGGCATTATTTTCGCTCATTTTTTTCTTAGTTTCTTCTGATGGTTTTTTGCCTATATTGGCAACTTTTAATTTTTGTTTTGTTTCATCTGAAGTTATTCGTCCTAAAGATGACCCTGCGGTTGGACATATATTGTAACCTATCTCTTCGGCTTTGTAAAAGTCAATATAATACTGTTCTCTTTTAATTAAGTTAATTTTGTCTTCTATGTATTCAATAACACAAAATTCAAAATTGTGTTCCCCGTATTTATTATAACTTCTTTGAAATTTAACAGAATGATGTTTGTTATCTTTTAACGCATTCTTATGTTCTGTCCATCTTTTATTTATATTAACAGAACTTCCAATATACATCTTTCCGTTAATTTTATTTTTAATCATATATATACCAGATTTACATTTATGCATTTATATTTCTCACTCCAAATCTATATTGAATTTAATCATTGGGTTGTGATATATCTTTATTACTGTTTATCAATTCTGTCTTCCAATATTCAGAATAAAATAATGCATTATAAATAGCTTCTTCAATTTTATCTATAGAAGAGTTTGTTTTAGCCACA